CTTGCTTTATCGTCAGCCTCTTCTGATAACCATACATCCCTTGACATAAGGACTGCATCTAAGTTGGGGATATTTGTGAAGGTTTTAAGCCATTTGTCATAGTCAGTCTTTTTAAGTCTGATTACAACACCTTCAAAGGCATATTCATTTTCCATTTTTTTCTCCAGTTTATTTATGGACTTACTCTCATGCTATTCTTTGAGGATTGAGTTATGGCATAGGTTTCACATCCCCTGCTAATGCAAGGGTGTGACCTAGATACCATGCTAATCTTCTCGGACATCGCTGATGGCATTAGACTACTGCACCTAGTGTCTAATTTGTGTGCTACATACTTAAAGAATAGTGCTTTAAGTCATACTGCGTTCACACTTTCGGTCTCGCATTTGGCTGTGTATGAATCCCATAGTAACCATTTAATGACAAGTGCTATGGTCTTACCCCTCCGCTTGTCTCTTTTACAAAATACTATAGAATGTATTTTAATTGCAAGAACTTTTTTAAAGTTACTACAATTTAATGTATTCATATACATTACTCTAGTTGGTAAGAGGGGAGAATTTTTTAAAGTTCATTTTTATTTTTCTTCCCTTTTATTTTATTTTACAGAAATGTTTGACATCTTATACTAAAGTGTATACCTTGTATGCAGAGAGTGTAATATGAAGTATAGCAATGAGAATAATCTTCCGGATGTTTTTGCGAAAGCAGTAGTCCGTGATACGTATTCACGTGGCAAGGCTGACATATCTGCAACTGGACTACTCAAGCCACCTAGACAAGCGCACCTAGCATATCAACATGACGATCAAATCGTAGTAGATGTATCCAAGCAAGTGTGGTCTCTGTTTGGAAGAGCGGTGCATCATATCCTAGAATTAGGAACACTAGATGGTTATATCTTAGAGCAAAGATACTTTGCTCAGTGTTGTGGATGGACAGTATCAGGTCAAATAGATGTACAAAGATTAGACCCTCAAGGTGTAACAATTATGGACTGGAAAACCCGTAAGGCTTATGCCGTGATGAATGGTAGACGTAGTGATGTAGAGCAACTAAACATTTATGCTTGGCTTGCTCGCAAGAATGGTAGGGAAGTAACCCAACTACAGATTGTTAATATCATACGTGACCATTCCTCATTTGAGGCTGAAAGAAATCCCTCTTACCCACAAAGTGAAGTGACTGTAACTGACATAGACCTATGGACTTTTGCAGAACAAGAAGAATTTGTGCGTGACAGAGTGGAGGCGCATCAGCTATCTTCTATCACCCTGCCTGATTGTACAGACGAGGAAAGATGGAAGAGACCTGACAAGTTTGCGGTGATGAAATCCGGTGGTAAGAGAGCGTTTAAACTCTATGACACACAGGAAGAGGCTGACGAATTTTTACAGGAACACGAAGATTATGTTATAGAACATCGTAAAGGCGAAGCAATTCGTTGTGAGAAGTTCTGTGATGTGTCTGCATTTTGTGACCAATATCAAGGAGAAATGAATGGAAATGATTAATGAAAGTACAGGCGAGGTAAGTGTGTCTAGTCGTACAAGTGAAACACTAGGTGAGTTAGGTAAAGCATTGGCAGAAGCACAATCAGAGTTCCCTACTATACCTAAAACGAAAACAGTTGAGGTGCGTACACACGATGGCAAAAGCTACAAGTATAGTTACGCTGACTTAGCTGACATATTAAAAGTTATAGTTCCTATAACTAGTAAGCATGGTTTATCTGTTGTGCAAATACCAATCGTAAGTAACAGAGGCAATACTTTAATCACTAGGCTACTGCATAGCAGTGGTGAGTGGATAGAGAGTGAGTTGCCATTAAGACAACAGCGTGATGGCGCACAAGCATTAGGTTCTGCGCTTACTTACATGCGTAGATATGCCTTGAGTTCTATGCTTAACATAGCTACAGATGTAGATGATGATGGACAGATAGCAGACACAGATCACGTGGGTGCTGAGCCACAGGTACAGAAAGGTGGCAAAGTAAAAGAGCCTAGCAAGGCAGAAGATTTGCATGTGTTCATAGATAACTTGCTTGAAGAGGCAAGGGGAAAAGATACTGTTCTTGAAGTAGAAAGGCTTTGGTTAGATGGTGCAGAAAAGACTGCACAGTTACAAAGGCAAGATAAGAAAAAGTTTGATGAGGCAGTAGCTGAGTTGAAGAAGATCAGAGAAGTCATTGATCAAGATGAAGTATAACTTGTGTAGTTAGGTGTTCGACCTAGGAAATGTGAAGATAAAATTGCGAACTCTTTACCCTAACCACACAAAGGTGTAGGCGGACACTTAAAAGACCTGATAGTTAATGTAGCCGTTGGAGAAGTTGGTAGTGTTCTTCGTAACTAAAAAACTACCACTTGTTTAATTAATGGAGAAAAAATATGGAAAACGAATACCCTGATAGCGTAAGGATATTTCCCAACAATGAGAACGCTGATAGTGCAATAGATGTGAGCGTGTTCTTTCGTGTAAACGGAGAGGAACACAAGCTACGTATCTACAAAAACAATCGCAAAGAAGAAGGAGACAAGAGACCTGATTACTTAGTTAGTCTTACTCTTAATGGCTCTGACTTGGAAGCTAACAGTTGGAAGAAGGTTTCCAAAGATGGTGGTAAGACATACTATCAAGGAACACCTAAACCAAAGCAGGTTGGTTATCAATCAAGCGGTACACAAAACACAGCAGTAGGTTCTGATACCTCGTTTAAACCATCTAATGACGACATCCCCTTCTAACGATTGGGCAGACAAGATACGTTCACAAAAGTATTTATCTTTTGTACGTTCACATGGTTGTTTAGTTTGTAGTAGACCTTCGCAGGCACATCACCTTACACACATTATGGAAGGTAGCAGAGGAATGAGGCGGACAGGAGATCAGTTCGCAGTTCCTCTTTGTGAAGAACATCACCGCCAATTACATGCTCATGGTAATGAGAATAGATGGTGGGCGATGGAAGGTATAGACCCTTTGGAGTGGGTTAACGAGAAATGGAAAGAGTTCAACAAGAAATAAAAGTTACTTTGACACCTGCTGAAATGTTAACAGCAGGACAACAAGGACTTATGCGTATGGTACAGAATCTACGAGACAATCGTACACCTAAGTATGGTGCGCCTAAAGACATGACTGCATGGGCAATCAACATCTATGGCACTATGGGCGAGGCTTGTGTTGCTAAGTGGGGTGGCTTGTGGTGGAGTGGTTCGCTTGGTGATTATCAGGCGGATGATGTGCAGAAGTTACAAGTACGCACAGTAGATCACAGTAAGAAACGATTGATACTACATGACGATGATAAGGACGACAGACCTTACGTGCTTGTATATGCAAACCCCCCTGAGTTCTATATCAAGGGGTGGATTATGGGTGCTGATGGCAAGGATAAGAAGTATTGGAGTGACCCACAGGGTACAAACAGACACGCTTACTTCTTGCCTGATGACGTGTTACATGACATTAATGAATTGGAGATAGGCTTATGGCTATGAATTACTTTTTAATAAAAGATATGTGTAGGGATGGAGATCACGAATACTATGATTATGTTCCTGTTGAAACCACAATGACCCATGAAGATTTAAGAAACAATAAAAACTTTTGGGAAGAATGTTTTCTTGCATGGCAGTTTCATTATATTGAACAAGACAGTAATAATGATTGGTGGGGAGGCATGAGGATTGTTTCTATTTATGATTGGAAACCGCTTACAAAAGAACAGTATGAAGTCTTAGATGATGTAATAGGTGCTTGGTCACTAGATCAAATCATCGAAGAGGGAGAAGAGAATTGGCTTCCTCACAAAGATAACTACGAGGATTATGGATTGGACTTGATACCTTGTACTGAGTACAACAAGGAGGATGCAGTATGACAGTAGGTAAAGATGTACTTGAGAAAGCCTTACAAGGTGTTGAGGCAAAGAAACATGCATACAGGCAGACGAGGGAGGGTACAGTAGTATCGTTCCTTATACACCCTGATGATGTGCCTAAGTTATTAACACAAGAATTATCTGTGAGTGCGATAGGTGCTAGATATATGTTGGGTATTGTCAGGATGGAAGATGAATCTGATTACCCTGTTGTGCCGGAGGAAGTAACCATAGGTGAACGTGCATTTAAACGTGCGTGTTTGATATGTCGTGACCCCAGCTACATAAGTTGGATACGTTTAAACTCTGAGCGATGGTTGCAGTTGTACTCTGTGGACGAGTCAGAAAAAAACGATGAGACCTATGCGTCAGATGTAATAAGAAATGTCTGTGGTGTTTTGAGTCGTAAAGATTTAAAAGAAAACAAAGATGGACAAACAAAATTGACTGAGCATATAAACGAATTTATGCAGGCAGTAGGAAGATAAAAGTATAGCTAGGTAGGAGTGAGTCTTTGTAAAATCCTTCACACTCATGTCGTCATTAAGTTAACAGAGTGAGTGGATAACTAGAAGGTTAGGACTAAAAGTAAATGAGAACTAAACCACCATGCACTACCTAGCTACACACCTTAAGGAAAACAAATGAAAATAGAAATAGAAAAAGATATACCAATAGAAAACGCAAGATCAAAAACTAGGAAAGATATAGAGAACATGGAAGTAGGTGACTCTATATGGGTTCCTAATAAAAAAGATTCAGAAAGATACAGACATGCAATGATGCGTTTAGGTTGGAAAGTTACAGTAAGAAGATCAGATACTTCCCATCTAGGAGGTACTGATCTTAATGGTTATAGGATATGGAGAGCCAAGTAATCTACTCGTCTAAGTCTCTGTAGTATTCTACGATGGCAAGGATATCCCTTGTGTATCTCTTGATCTCAGCCATGTTGTTGCTGATGTTCTCGTAATCCTTCGTTGTCAGCGCATAGTAAGCCTGTCTAGGTGCTTTACCTTCTTCGACAAGGGTAAGGTACTCCTTCATAATTTCAGGTGTTAAAACCTCCCAATCAAATCCAAGCATCTGCATTTCTATAGGCAATGGAGGATGAAACATAGGCGGTCTCTCCTCTATGTTAACCACTTCTATAGGCTTGACTGCCTGTCTCATCAACGAACATCCACTTGCCAACAGGCAAAAGCTAATCAGTATTACTAGTTTCTTCATCTGTCTCATCAAATTGTGTAGGGTTAGTGATCTTAACTAGATCATCGAACACTCTCTTGCTCGCTCTATTGACTCTAGTTTCAATCATCTTGGGTTTTGCTAGGGCAAGGTTATCTAAGTCATGCTTAGCGAATGTTTGTTTGAGTGCGTTTACTTCTCGCATAGAGTCCTGATTCTTTTTTGTCAGGCTATCTATCTGTGCATAAGTCTGTGCTTGTTGTTCTAAATTCTTTTTGATCTGTTCGTTTTGTTTGGTGACTTCAGTTTCTAAAACAATCTGGTTTGCCTGAAGCTGCGATATGGTTCCGTTTAAACTGTATATCCAGATACCAGATATGATCAGGAGAAATGCAAGTCCAATACTTATTTTAAACATCTTCAGCAGCACGTGCGGGCGCAGCCCATTTTCTATAATGTGTAAACATCTAGTGGTTTCTCCTTACCTTTTACTTGTAAAGGTTCTAATAATGTTAACTCATAATCACTCTTTATGGCAGTGTTATAACCTATTAATACATCAACGCCAGCTTCTTTTGTTCCGCTTTCTAACCTAGCACCTATGTTTACTGCATCACCTATAGCAGTATAGTCAAACCTAGATTCACTACCCATGTTACCTATCACTGCATAGCCTGTATTAATACCTATACCAATAGCTACAGCCGGGATACCCCGGTCCATTAACTCTATGTTTAAACTTTCCATGTTACGCTGGATATCTACAGCACAATCTATGGCTTTGTTTTCGTGGAAGTCTTGATTAATAGGTGCATTAAATATTGCCATCATGGCATCGCCTATATATTTATCTACCATACCACCATTCTTTTGCACCGCACTTTGTTGTGCAGTTAAAGCTTTGTTCATAATATAGGTAACGTCTTCCGGTTCGAGAGTCTCCGACATAGAGGTGAATCCCCGAACATCAGTAAATAAGAAGGTAGCATATCGTTTTTCTCCCCCTAACTTTAATAAGCTAGGATTTTTTTGTAGTTGTTTGACTTGTCTAGGGTCAAGATAATGTTCAAATTGTTTCTTTATTTGTTGTCTTAACTTATATTGTTCTCTAAATCTTACATAAAAAGCAACGCTTCCTGTAATAAATTGAGATATTAAAGCCCATGTTACATCTAATAGTACACCATTTTGTATAGTATAAACTCCATAAGTAGCTGTAGATAAAAAAACTATAGCAAAGAATGATATCCCTAAGGTAATACCAAACACGTTTAATACAAGCCAAACAAATACAGTAGAGGCAATGAATATTAATACCTCTAATGCTAATGCATAGTCAGGTATATAAGGACTGTCTTGTATTAGTATACTTTCAGCTAGACTTGCTTGTATTTTATGTGGCTCTAATAAACCTACAGGTGTAGCCAACTGAGGCATAATACCTTTTGCTGTAAAACCTATGAACACAAACTTATCTTGTACATCCATAGTTGCTAAGTCTGTTTGTGGTGTATCAACCCAACTAATCCATTTACGACCTAATGAATCTACAGGTACAGCAGGTAAACCTTTAACTCGTATCTCTTCTAATCCATTATCATTTGTTTTTATAACGTAGGTATCTGCACCGGCAAGTATCTTTAATACTTCTGTTCCATAGGCTGGTGTCCATCCATCAGGTGTACGCATTAATAAAGGCAACCTTCGTATTAGATTATCTACATCAGTCCGGGCAACAGCTAATCCTTGGGCTGTTGATTGTTTAAACATATCAATATTCTGGATCACGCCTTCTATAGTCATCCCGCCTATGTCATCGCCTAGTATTACAGTACCAATAGTAGGTGGATATAAACCATTGTTACCTTCAAACATTGCCAGCACGGACGCAGCCTGCTCTAAAGATTGTTTAAACTCTATGTCACCACCAAATCTATCTGGCTGGGGGAAGGCGATTACCCAGCCAATACCTAAAGCCCCCTTCTGTATCAACTGCGATTGCACCTCTGCAAGCCTTTGTCTTGGTAAAGGATAACCGCCCTCATTAGTTATATCATCTTCAGTTATATTAAGTACAGTAAAATAACCTGAAGGTTCTTTATCTTTTACAAATGAATCAAAGGTTTTAAGTTTTAATATTTCGTAAGCTATAGGTTGATACATATAGACTGAACCTAATGTAAGAAATAAACCTATAAATATAATACTTTTTTTCATCCTGAACTTTGTTTAATTGTTATTGTTGTTGATGAACCACCATTAATTTTTACTGTATTAGATACACCATCTTGTATGAGTATAATTGTATAACTATCAGAACCATCTAAGTTTAGTTTAACACTTTGGTTTACTGTTCTTGTAAGACTTATGTTCTGTCCTGATACTATGGTTGTAATCTGTGTGTCTTTGTCTTGTCCTATATCTGTACCAGCTATACGAATACCAACACCACCTTGCTTGAGTGCATCTTCTTCCTTGGTTATAGCTAATGCATCTAATACATTTAGCAAATCTTCAAGAAAGTTTACATCCAAATAATTAATATCTAGTTCAGTGAACTCTAATTCTGCTTCTGCATCTAAGAAATCTTCGGCAAGATAATCTATATCAAGATCATCAAACTCTAAATAGTCTACTGTAGATTGTGTTTGTGATTCTTCTATTGATTGTTCTACTTCTTGTGGAGGATTAACAATCAACATGTTATCTATTAAGTCCAGTGATATGTCTAAAGTAACAGGCTTAGTAGGATTATTTTCGTAAACAGATACTGTAGTAGCTTGATAGGGTTTATTTAAAGTTACACTACCCATACCGGTAGACACTATAATTTCACCACTAGATATACCATTTTCATCAGGCAATAATATAACTAGACTTCT